GCAATACCTGCTGTTGTAGAGAAGGTGGCAATACCTGCTGTTGTAGAGAAGGTGGCAATACCTGCTGTTGTAGCGAAGGTGGCAATACCTGCACTGATTGCCTCAGTTGCAATTCCCGATTTAATTGAAAAATTTGAATCTCCTCCTCCACCACTACTACCACCGGTAGCAAAATTAAAGGCAACAATTTCAATAATATCATCAACTGTTGCACCTTCATCTAAAACAATAGAAGTGGTGTTTGTTGCAGTATATTGATCCTCTGAAAGTTTGACACCATTAAGGAATACATCGACGTAACCAAGAGCATACGTTGCGGCGAATGTTGTTTGATTGGCAGTTGCTGTGTACTTGGTTACAGTCTTATTTGCTTTCTCAACAGTTACAGATGCAACACCAGCAACAATACTGACATCTACACCACTTGCAAATTTAATCGTATTGGCAGTTCCTACCACTGCTCCTAAGGTCGAAATTCCAACGGACTTGTTATCAACCCAAGACTGAACCCCCTTTGAACTACTGGATAGAACTTGTCCATCCTGTCTTGGATATCTTAAATTTTTTCTACTTAGGAGTCTTGGCATTAGTTAGCAGTCTCCAAAATACTTAATATAAGTTTTAAAGTTGTATTCGCACTAGCAGAAACCTTAATAGAATCAGTTGTCTCTAATACCAATTTACCATCCATAGGAACAAAAGCATCATTCTGAGGAACAGCTCCTTGCTTAATAATTTCCGTTGTTGTTGAAGATCTTACATGCGACATTGTTACGGTAGCATCTGCCGACCCGTAGTTAGTGACATGTGCATACAAAACAATGGCAGTGTAACCGGCAGGTGCTGTATAAGCAGTCTGCTCAGAAGTTGTGATAACTACTGTCTTTGTTTTAAATCTATTGAGAGCAAGTTGTGCCATTCTAACTGAGTGCTAAGATAAACGGAGTCATTTCTGAGAACAAACTCTTAGTGAAAGCTCTTCCACTAATTGTACCAGTGCTTTGATTGATCTGTAAGTTGTCTCCGATTCGGAAATTACCTGCCTGGTCTGTGCTGGTATAAACAACTCGCCCACCATTATCGGTGAGGACCTCATTTGCCTGGATTGTCACACCACCTCTTTTTGGAGTGGCAGATTGAATTGTATTTCCAGAACCAATATATTCAAATGTATGAGAACTAGCGACAACTCTACTCAGTTGATGAAAGTATGTAGTCGTACCAGAACCTATGTTGTTATTTAGATTCTCTTCTAATGTGATAGTTGAGATCCCACTAATTGTTGGTGTTGAAGAAGCAACTGTATAATAAATCGGTTCTAGTGAAACAGATGCTGTTGCCTGAGTTCCAGATGTGGGTGCATCAATTGTAATTGATGGAGCAGATGCATATTGATCACCCCCAGTGATGAGAGTAACTGATTCAACTTTATCACCATTCATATTGGCAAATGCAGTTGCTGCTGTTCCACTAGGTCCTGTGGGTGTAGCAATAATAACATTTGGAGTTGTTGTATATCCTGCACCAGGATTTACAATAGTAACTGCCTCAACTCTATTATAAAGAATATCAAAATATACACCTTGTCCATCATACGGTCTACCAGTTCCAAGTCCAGAAATTACAATTTGATCTTGATCAGCAACGGTTGCTGCTGCTGCAACTGAACTACTAAATTGTCTAGATCCAATGCCTCTGGAAACAAGACCAAATGTTCCAAAACTACAATTACTGTTTGCAACGTCTGCTTGTCCACCAGCATCACAGGAGATTGCTTCATTGCAACAAATAGTAAAGATGGAAACCAACTGAGCATATCCTTCATTGGTTACGGCAATACCTACACCACCTTGATTATATTGAGTGAATGAGTCGAAGTTCATAGACTTCAACAATGGTGCTTGATTACCATCAATTCTTGCACCAGTGCCTGTTGTAGTATCGCTAGTACAGTTCTGAACATATGGACCTTTCCACTTACCACCACCCTGGTTTACGGCAGCATCAGCAGTTGGAAATGACACAGCAGCAGCAGGTGCTCGATGTCCAGTAAACGTCATGTTTGCTAGTTTGGATGCCTTTCTTACATGGAAGAGATCACTAGTTGCATTATTGGGAATGACAGTAACAGTTCTTTGATCATCCCCAGTTACAGCACAGAATGCCGGAACTTGAATTGGATTATCTTCACTATAATTACCAGCAAGAACTCTGATAGTAGTCTTCGTTGTTGCCACTCCACAGGCAGCTTTAATTGTTAAGAATGCATTATCAATAGATGTTCCATTATTAGAATCACTTCCATCCTTAGAAACATATAGAACATTAGTAGCAGTGTTGATACCACTTGAACTTGTTGGAATTGAAATATTACTTCCAATCGTTACGATACCTGAGAGGACTTGAAGACCATCTCTTGCCGTAACAAGACCAACAGAATCAATATTAGTTACATCATCATAAGTGATTGTTCCACCGACAGTAATATTACCAGTTGCTTCAATATTTCCTTCAACAAATAATGATACTCCTGCTCTTGCACTTGTTGTTGCAATACCAACTGCTTTCAGGGTATGAATACCAACAGAGTCAGTTGCAAATGTTCCGCCAATTGCTGCAAAACTTCCACTATTAGCAACAGTCTTCCACTTTGAACTTGCAGAATCATATTGTAAAATATATTCATCATCAAGACCAGTGATATCAACATCATCTAGATCTTTAATGAATCCGGCACCACCGCCACCCATTGTGGACATTTGGGTTTGGATTCTATTGATAAAGATTCTATAATGTTCTGCTAGATCTTTTAGAGTTGCAAACTTCTGATCTAATGGTGTAAGTGGATCTTGTCCAGAACCAATATTTTCTGCTTCATCAGGAGGTTCAGTAAGAAGATAATTTTCCTGTAAGTCCTCTACCTTTTCTTGTCTTACTTGAATCTGCTCAACAATCTCTCTTAGACTCTCAAAGTTTTTGAGTTCCTTTCTGATTTTTTTGAGTTCTTCTTCGTAGTATTTTGGTTTAGGTAAACCACTAAGTTTTGTTCTTAATGATTCTACTTCTTCATCTAATTTATTTCCAACAAACTCAAACTTTTCATTCAATGAAGTCTGAATACGTTTTGCAGTTTCCTCAGTAACTTCTTGTAAATGATCTACTTTATTATCTACTTGATCTGAGAATGAAATCTCAAACTCTTTTTGATTCTCTTTAAGTTTCTTTTGAAGTTTCCAAACAATATCAGATTGTTCCTTTAACTGACCATAGATCTGATCTTTAAGTTCATTTACTCTATCATGTACGTTTTTAAAATCAACTTTTGTTTCAAAACCAAGAGTGTCTTTTTCTTCTTGCAGTCGATTTAATTCAGTTTCTGCCTGAGTAGTTACATTTTCAATCCAATCTTTTACAGTTTTAAATCTTTCATCAACAGAACTGAATGTTGAAGCAATCCATTCAAAGTCAGGTATTTCTGTTACCTTTTCAATCCAAACAGGAAGTTCTGGAATGGATTCTTTTAAAGACTGAACTGATTCCTTAATTGTTTCTAGTTCTTCTTCGTAATATCTTACTTCTGGAACAACAGGGATGGATTCTCTTACATCATCAATAATTTCACAGAGTGCTTCTAGTTCTTTATCATATGATTTAACTTCTGGAACTTCTGGAATGCTTTCTCTGACATCATTAATCAGGCGGAGAAGTTCTCCCCATTCAGGTGCCTGAACAACATCAGTTACTTCGATCTTTGCATTTCCATCAGCATCATCAATTATCTGTGTTTCTTCTTCTATTTCTTCTGGCTCAATAAAATCCTCAACAGAAGGAAGTTCACCCTGCCCTACGATATCCTCAATGGATGGTAACTCGTTATTATGCTCTTCGGGCATTTCAGTCACAACTTTTTTACCTATTTATTTTGGGACTTTTGGGCATCTTTTAGCATCTTAGTTAAATCAGCAGTCGATCCAACAAAAAGAGCATTAGTGACATTGGTGGGACCTTTTTGCGTGTCCTCCTCAACATCTTTTAATTTCTTCTGCAAGTCCATTAACTTGTCAGTTGCATCGGAGACGCTTTTGATTAATTGACCAGCAACTTCATATGCACGTGGCATTTCACTTTCCTGAGCCAATTCAAGAATGCCATTAATTGCTTCTTGACCTTTCTCAATTATACTATAAAGGTTACCTCTTGTATACTCATAATCTTTTTTGACATCTGTCTTTTCTCTATCAAGAGTAGGTTTCACTACCTTGACTTCTTTTGTTGCTTCGACAATATCGCTTGCAACATCAAATGTATCTTCTAGGTTATCAAACTTCATGACATGTCCGTGCTAAAATCTTGATAGAATGAGGTTGTCTCATTGAAACCAAAGTCGTCTCCGACTTCAATAAGAGCATCATCAGCAGTATTCAAGATATTAACACCAGAACCTTGAACGTGATCCACAGCGATCGTTCCATCCTGACCCCTTCTTACTTTCAGATTGTTGCCAGTGATGGATTCAATAAAGAGTTCTTCGCTATTGATAGTTACATATGTTTCTTCACTAAACGGTGTTGTTGTAGTGAGAGTGAGAATAGTCTCGGTGGATTCGATGTCCTCGTCTAAGTATGCAGCTGCATCTCCAACATAATTTTTGGTCGCTCTTGGCGTAACAGTATAGCGAAGTTCCCTTCTGGGATTCTTCACATCCATGTTCGTCATGTAATTGAGAGTAGCCTTCTTGATAATACCAGTGGTCTGATCTGGTGTAGGACCGAACAGATAAGTTTTTGCAGTAAATCTCAACGTATAAATCAGTGCTCTTCTACTAGAAAAGTCACCTTCATAATCATCAGTAAAGGTTACTGAATCTAGAATGATTGGAATATCTCTCTTCTCATTAATTTCACCAACCATTTGGATGGTAATATTATATGCCGGTTGAAAATATGGTAAAATTTGTTCAACGATTTGAAGAGCATCATCATTTAACTTAGTCATGATGCTCAACTCAAATGCCATGTTGTAAGGAACTGGCATGTATGCTTTTTTGATAGTCGAAGTTGAATCGACTTTTTTAGATAAAAATGTTTGGGTTTGAGAAACTTTTCTACTGGGATCATAAGTCAATCCAGTAAACTCAAATGACATCCTTGGTAAAGTAATGGATGTTGGTTTATTGAGTTGAGGTGTTTGCTCAATTCTTGCTAAGAACTTTTGTGTTGGTCCATATGCCAAAGGAACCTTCATCACACTTAGAGTGGATCCACTATCAGAATGTTTGATGGTAATGTCATTGAATAGGGTGCCGAACCCAATAACAGTCCTTCTCAACACCTCATTGTAAAAGTATTCAAACATCTTTATAGTCCATTGTTATAGTTATTTAGACTTCTCCGAATGGATTCCTCTGAGTAAAGTCTAAAATACCATCAGCTTCTGTCTGAATATTGTCATTATCTGCATATGCATCGATAAGATCATCAGTGTCAACAGTGGATAATGTATAAACAGCGCCAGAGTCTTGACCTGTAATTGTTTCACCGGAAGTGAATGTCCCATTGGCAATGGATACTCTAAGTTCTTTGGTAGAAGAGATCCACTTCTTAACTCTTGCCTTAGTTCCAGTTGTTCCACCAGTAACGATTTCGTTATAAGTGTAGTCTCCGCTACCAACTAGTGAAGGTGAGGAGAATGATATCTGAGGTGGCAGATTATTTGTACCAAGAGTATACTTATCACCAGAGTCGCTTATTCTGATGGCAGATATTTCACCCGAAGAATTTAGAATTGCCTCCGCTGTTGCAGTATTTACACCAACTTCAAGACTTGAATAATTTTTATCAGCAGCACTGTTTGCAATAGAAATTACCGGAGGTTCAATATACCCACCTCCACCAAACGTGACTGCAATACCAGTCACAATACCACATCCATTAATTCCAAATTCAATTGATGTTGTACCGATGCCAGTATTAGTTGCAGCAGCAGACATGTAAACAATATTAGGATCAATCTGTGTTACATGAGTTCCATCTAGAATATAGTTAGTAAGCGTATTATCATAGTCATATTGTAATCTGACTCTATCTCCAAGAAGAATACCTGTTGTAGTGATTCCTGTAATAAACGTAGATCCAATACCGATGGTTCCTTCTGTCTTTACAGAATCAAATCTCATCGTTGCAACGCCAAGTGCTCTAAATGCTTCATTGGCACCACCAGGACTAGAAATGCTAATTGTGGCTGTTGTTCCTGGGGCATAACCAAATCCACTATTTCCAATACTAATAGCAGTAATTGTTCCTGCGACAGAAACAGTTGGTGTTGCTGTTGCGTTTACTGGACTTGGAGAACCAAATGTAATTGTTGGGGTGAGAGTGTATCCAAATCCGATTGTTGCTCCCGTACCAACTGCCCATGAATCAGATTCATTAAACGATACCGCAGTAACCACACCAGCGATATTGATCGTTGCAATACCAATTGCTGTCTGACCAGTGCTAAGACCAGTTCCAAGACCAATAGATACTGTTGGAGTAGAAGAATATCCCCTACCCGTTGTTGTAAATGCAACTGAGTTTGGATTGATAGAAGTTCCAGAGAGACCAATTGTAGCTGTTGCTCTACTAAAACCAGGAGCACTTATTGTTACCGTTGGGGGATTTGCTTGATCATAGAATTTACCCTCTCCATTAACTGCAATACTTGCAACTGTGCCACCCGTTGAATCAAAATCTCCCATTGTTGCAGTAGCACTGGCAGTATTTGAACCGCCAGTTGGAAGTGCAAAGGTAACCTGTGGTGTTCTAGAATAAAATCTACCACCAGTAGTTTCAACTGGGAATAAGAAGTTCGCAGCGCCAATACCTATTGGGGCAGAAAGAACACTAACACCAGCACCAATTGGATGATCAATGACTGCCGTAGCAGATGCTCCTACATGAGTTGGAGTATCAATGGTTACAGTTGGCGGTGTCGAGTATCCACTACCACCATTAGAAACTGTGATAATTCCAACTGCACCTGTTGTTGCTAAACCAACAGTGGCAATTGCACCAGATCCCCCACCACCGACAAAAACAACAGTCGGTGGCACTGTATATCCAGCACCAGGATTAATCATCAATACTCTATCGATAGATGATGCAGTTGCAAATCCTGTTCTGGATGTCATGATTGCAACCGCAGTTGCTTGAATACCGCCAGGTGCAGAAGAAATTGCTACCGTGGGTATTGATGTATAACCCTGTCCTTGATTTGTTAGACTGATAAACTTTAATGCACCATCAACAACTGATGTGGACACAGTTGCAGTCTGTCCAATTCCAATCAGTTTCAGAGTCTCTGCGTATCCAGCATCCTCCATGCTGTCATCAATATCACCAATTCCAGTATCAATTACTTCGTCTTCATAACGGAATACTTCACATCGTAGTTCATATGTATAAAGATCTTGTAACTGATAGAAAGGATCAGCGTATTCTACAAACTTGATCTCATACAATCTATCATCAAGAGGAAAATAGATTAAATCTCCACCTTTTGGTCTGGATGATAATTTAATATCTTGTTCGTTCTGAATTAAAGGTTGAATATATGTTTCCCACCTCTCCCTTGAAATAATTAATGTGACATCATCTTGCTGTTGCACACCAAATTTTGACATGAGGATACCAGCACCCTCATATGAATCCGATTTTACATACGCTTCAATAGGATAAGCATCATCAAATTTAGATTGAATTACTTCCTTAATTACAGTATTTGATGTGAGATACTTCCTAGGAATATAATGAACATCAACTCCATATGTACGAAGTTGTTCGTTGATCAGATCTTGTACAAGACTCTGCTCACCACGTGTTCCCTGAGTAAAATATGGATTAAGTGCCATTATCCGATAAGATCAAGAGGTGGAGTTTCGTATGTAGACAACATTTGATCATTAATATCTTTCAGTTCTTGTAGTGCATCATCATAGATTTGTCTGCCATTGAGTTCAATTCCACCGGGAAGTTTAACTCCTTGGAACTTAATCAGATTCATACCCCACTGCTTCTTCATGGTGGCAGTTAAGTATTTTTTGATAAACCTATCATTATATACTTTGGTGGTGTCATTTGGATCAAGAGCTCTCCAACAATCAATAATAATATAATCACCTTCCGTAAAATCATTCCAATCACAATCTAGATATAATTTTCCCTCTCTAATATTATATCTAATTTGTTTCAGTGGATTTAGTAAGAAATCAATAGTCTCTAACTTACTTTTTACCATGGAGTAAGTCAATAGTTCTAATGAACTGTAATTGTAAAGATCGTTCAACATCAATTGGTATTTGATATTAAACATCCCAGCTCCCATTGTTTGGGAACCATGGACTCTGTAAATTTTATTGACCCCAATGATAGAGTCAGGTAAAGGAATATAGTTACTATTTTCTAAGTATTTAAATGAACTAGTGGCTCCAACAGTTTCTGATACAGTAGTTGTTGTAATACCAGAAGATCCACCTTCTGGTGCCTTACCCCTGGCAAGATCATCCGCTTGCATCTGATATTTCAGAGGCACTTGTATGACACCATCATAGTGTCTCTCTTGAAAATATTGAATAGCATCATCAACCAGATCATCGATCTGTTCATCAGCAATATTAATTTCTAATACAGGAGCACCAAGTTGCCTGAGGCAATACTCGATTAGACCTTGGCGATTAGACGGTTTAGACATATTAGGAATCCTCCTATGTTATTTAGACAGAAGAAGTGATCCCTGCTCTTACCATTACATCGCCTTCAACAAGTCTATAAGTAGTTGAACCTGTCTTTGCAAGAACATCATACTTATATCTACCTTCTTTCAAACCTATCGTGTTGACAGAAGATAATGATAAAGTGACAGTGCCAGAAGATTCGCTAATTGAAAATGTTTTCAATGCATGCATCGATGAACCTATACTCACTGATTTGGTCAGGTTTCCAGCAAAACTATATCCACTAAAATTAAACGCTGTTCCACCAGTTGTTGTTACAGCGTAGTCGGCAATAAAATTTGCACCACTATTAATTGTTTGATTGACTACTTGGCCAACACCAGAATTGGTATCGAAGGTAAAACTAGCGTCCATTATTTTTCTGCAAGTTTAAGTAAAAGTTCTTTGATCGATGATATATCTTCTTTCAATGAATTGATATCATTTTTCATGGTATCAAATTCTTCACTCTCCTTTGAGTTTTTATTTCTAAGATAGAGATAATTTTGATAGGCGTTATGATTAGTATTAACCACAGCGCCTGTATTATCATCTCTACGAAGATTTGGGTGTCCTTCGACTTTCATATTATTTTACTGCAATAGCGCGAAGATTTTTAACAATGGGTGGTTTTGCCTGATTTGTACCCGACAGCACAATCTTCAATTGGAATCCAACAAAATCAGGAAGGTCATCAACAGAGAATTCATAATCTTTAAATTGACCTCTTCTTGCACTCGCAGGAACAAATACATTTGGTCTACCATTGTTGTTGGCAACATCAATAATGTTACCTAAATCATCGATGTTTTCATACCCTGGGAATAAGTTATATGGAGTTGAATCAATATCCGAATCATCAGTAAAGATCTTGTAAAGAACTCTGATCTCAGCACTTTGATCTCTATAACCTTCAAGAAGAACTCTAATTGAGTTGGCAGGATTTGATAAATCAACTTTCTTAGTAATGTAGATAGCAGCGTTTGGATCTTCACCAGTTACACTAACTCTCTTATCAGTGGCAAAATCAGTAACTGCATTATTTAATCTATTGGAGGTGAGAACCATATTCACTCTATCCAGGTCAACCACTGGTGATAGGAAGGAATTTGTAGAAGAGAATTCCATATCAAGAGTCAGTGACTTATTACCAGGGAGATCTGATAATAAGGTGCCCTCATTTGTAGCAGAAGCTAAAATTCTTGGAGTCTCTAAGTTATTTGGTGATCCAATAGTAATCGATTCATATCCCTGATCAAGGAATGAAATTTCATCGCCATCAATACTGGTGCCTGTAACTGTTCTAATACTTGAATTCAAAGTAGTTCCTGGCAGAACCATTGTCTGAACATTCGGTGTGATAGTCTCAAATTGAATGTTGTTGCCACCACTTACTGTATCACCACCAACTTTCTTGGTGGAATTGAATCCAAGTTTGGGGAACGAAGTGTTAGCAGATCTATCAATACCATTTGACGACATATCAATCTTAACCGCATAAGAATCAAGAGATCTTGGTCTAGTAGTGGAAGCATCACTGAGTACATGATCGCGGTTGATTCTTCTCAAAGAAACACCATTGAGTTCATACTTGGCAATTAAGTCACTAGTATTGTGTGCAAAGGTTCCTTTTGCATCGATATTTCTAGTGATGCCAGTAAGAGTGCTTCCATTCAATCCAGTATAAGAAATCAGTTCATTTCCAATAATCGCATATCCAGGATTAGTTGTTCCAACTCCAACGTTTTCAAATGTATCAAACTTAGAAGTATCTGCAAGTCCAATATTTCCAGATGAAGTAGCATTAATATCCGCGCTTAGGGAAGTAGGACGCATATCTGGTTTAACATTGTTAATAGAAACAGTGTTAGTTCCAGAGTTCATTGCATGATTTCTATGTCTTACATTGAGGTGCAATCCATCAAAATTGGAATCATTAGTTACAGAGTCAGCATTAATTCCTGTTAATACACCAACAGCACCAGTTCCCTGAACAACATATGTCATTGTCCCGGCAACACCAGTGATAAATTGACCTTGAACACTATCAAGAACGACCGAGTTGATTGCAGAGATAATTCCAACGCTGAATCTTGCATTCCTCCCTAATGTGGTACTTCCAAGAGTTGTGATTCCAAGTTCATCACCAACACCATATCCAATACCACCATTTGTAATGAAACAAGATGAAATAGAACCTGCATTAACAGTCACTCTTGCAACTGCACCAGATCCAGAACCAGATAGAGTGCTTAGATTTGCAGTATAAGTTCCAAATCCAGCAGAGGGAGTGTATCCAATACCAGAGTTAATGATATCAACAGATGCCCCGATCCCGATAGAACCAAGAGTGCTGACTACCACACCAGTTGCTGTTGGATTATTAACTTGGGAAATATTGACACCAGGAATAATTACTGTTTCCTGAGAAGCAGCAAGTGTAGATCCTAACCCAACAGTAGATTTTTTGGAAATAGTCTGAACCGGGTTTGCACCAAGTTTAGTAATACCACCATTAGAAACACCCATATCTGGGTTATAGAACGATACATTACCACTTTCGCCAGTAGTAAACTGTGCTCTAAACATAGTGAACTTAATGTCTTCAAACTGACTTGCATCCCAAGTAGAACCGTTCTGTGACTTGAATAGTGAACCAAGTAAAGGTTGTTGGGAAATAACAGGTCTTGCGGCATCATCTGAGGTTAGAGAATTAGTGACATCTACTTCACCCATTCTAGAAATCCAGGCACCATACTCAGGAGTATCTGCTAAAAGAACAAATGCATACTCCTGACCACCTTTGAGGTATACTGGTGATGGGAAAGTAAACTTAGTTGCAACTGATGCGTCATCACTAATATTCACCTGTGATGGTAAAAGATCTACCTCACCAAATGGAACAATGGTTGTGGTTGGAGTACCATCTCTCATGGTTCTAACCTGCATCGTCACTGGTAGTGTTTTATCTTTAACTTGGAAGTAACACTCAATAGCAGTAACAAACATGCCATCAGAAGAGTTAACAAAGAACGACTGAGCCAAAGGATCTCTTCCACTCATACACTTTTTCGTAGAAGCTGTTCTTGTTCTACCAAGATTAGCGGTCGAAATTAAATTACCTCTATTATCAAAGTTGTAGGTTCTTCCTCCGCCGCCTCCACCGGAACGACCACCACCACCGCCTCCACGGTTGCTACGTCCGCCGCCTCCTCCACGGCTGCTACGACTTGGAGCTTTGTAGTTGAGATTTCTACCGGTATATGATCTATTCGCTGTTCCGGCATTTCTATTAGAAGTGTAAGTTGCTCTTCTACCACCACTAAGAGCTCTTGTTGTAATCAATCCACCATTCTTATCGAAGTGGTAGGTTCTTCCACCACTACGTCCACGTCTTGCGATAGGAGAAGATGTCCTTCTTCTTCCTGATCTAACAGGACGAGATCCTCCTCTTCTTCTTTGATTTGAGCTTCGTGCCGGTCTACCGCTTCTTGGAGCAGATCCACCACAAGAAGTAGGAGCACCTGGTTGAGTCAGAAGGAATGCCGTATCATAAATTCTATTTTGCTCATAATGACCTTTCGCACGTGCATATGCTGTATAAGAACTAAATCCATTGTTAATAGCAGTAGTGTATGCAACATAGCGAGCATCACAGTTAGCTGCTGGATTTTGTCTTACGTTTCTTAGGATAGTATCCGCAGAATTCTCACTAAGAACATTACTAGTTTTGCCAAGAATATTTTCACCAGTGGTGTTCTCTTGGAACACTGATTTATGCAATGCAGTTGATCTTACAGATGCAACACTTTCTTCTGTAAATTCTAATAAACCATTTGCTTGGAAAGTTGTTTCCGCAGATGTTTGATTCAGTGAAGAAATAAATGTTGTTTGAGGAATAGAAGTTAGTTTGACAACCTTAGTTCCAGCAATAAACTGAGGATTGCTTGGTTTGGATGGGTCTGGGATGTAAATACAACCAACAACACCACCTACTTCATCAGTTACCAATCTAATATCAGAAACTGTTGCTTGTGCTCCACTTGTCAATCCTTTGAGAATCATTCCTCTACGAGGATACCCAAAGAAATCTCCACTAGTTTGTGCTGCCAAAGAAGTAGTATCAATGTTCAATACTGATGAAACAGATGAGTAGTCATCTGGTAAAGTTTCATCGTTATTGTATGGGTTTAACGTAAATGTAACGCTAGGGTCATCATAAGCGCCAGCTTTATGATTTGCGGTTGCAACTCTAAACTTAAAAGTCCCAGTTGCTTCATTTGGAAGTGGATTGATCTGAGTATTACTCTGCGCCATCGATCCAATTACAGTCTCACCAGAAGTAAACGTACCAGCAGTCATGGAAATTTCCAATAACTTAGGTGCCATATAATCAACCATATTCTGGTTGTCCAGGATTGGATATACCTGAGTTCTAGGTCTTAATCTAGTTCCTGTAAATTCAATATTACGAGATCTCATATAGAGAATATTGGATCTATTCAGAACTCTACTACCAATAATTTGTCTTCTAGTATGAGGTGATTTTCTAATTGAAACACCATCTCTTGTTTTATTGAGAAGTTCAACATCAGATGTTGTTCTTACGACCTTAGTTGTAGTTGTTTTAATATCATCTGTCGCATTAAGTTGTTTTGTTGTAGAAGACACAACTGTATCGTCAGATGTTCTTGTTTCTCTACCAACAACTGTGTCTACCCAAGATCCCCACTCAATCTCAGCAAATCCTTTTGCCTCATCAATTCCAATTGTTTGTGTTGATGCTACAAAATCAGGACCAGTGGTATCAAATTCATACGTTTTGATTACTTTTTGATCAACCCAAATATCAGAAGATGGATAAAGATGTAATGTTCCTGTCCAGTTAGTGACTAAGAATGGGTTTACAGACTCAACACGTGATGCAAAAATGTTTTGCATTACAACTAAATCTGCGTAGTTGAGAGTAACTAAATCACCAGTCTTTCTAATATTTGGATCTGTAAGTTGATTGTTAAAACGTTGATCCAGTGTAGATGGTACTGATGCACCAATACCAGTAATTGCAGCAGTTGCAAGTACCATGTCAATTGACGTGGTGAAGTGAGATGGTCTCAGTTCACCATTATAGGTATCAATAGAACAACTAAAATCTTCGTTACTCTGATCTTGAATCTGATGAGTTTTGAAATTATCAACAAAGAAACCACTCTTAAACCTATCAAGACCCTTAGCATCTTGAATTGTGAGTGCCTCAGTTTCTTTCTCTAATAAAGAAAGTGCTGTATAGTATTCCAGATTAGTGATTCTACTATCAAGATCTCCAATATCTTTCATAGTATATCTCTTGTGATCTACTCTTTGAATAGATGCTCCATCAAGAGAGAATAGGTATGGAGGAAGATTGATTGTTGCAACTTCCAAACTATCAGTTAATGCAGCAGGCAGTTCTGGATTCTCAGAAGGAACTCCATTAACAATATTAAAATTGCCAGAAGAATCTAAGAATACTCTATCAATTCTGCCAAGATAATATTCATAGTTAAGAACCAAATTTTCATCTGATACTAGGATATTTGAGGTTGACTGTCCGCTTTGAGTAAAGTTTCTAGTTGCGAAATCAAATGGAGATAATGTGGAGGTTGAATCATAATCTCCAACCCTTGGTCTGATATCAATTATATCAGTATTTCTTATACCATTGAAAGTCGGAATATCATTTGAATATAGTTCATTTTCATAACTTTCTGATGTAAATACATCGCCATTATCACCTGAACCGACAACAAAATTTTGGAAGATAATTCTTAGTTTTCTCCCTGCACTTTCTCTATCCTTTCTTCTCTTAATTCTTCCGTAATCATAGAAAGAATTTCTTTGACCATTGTCAACAAGGTAATCACTAGTAACATTTTTATCTGCTTGACCTAATTTTGTAACTGTTGCAGCAATCTGGGACGTTTGCCCGATGATTCTTTCATCGAAGTCAAATGTTTTCTCATTTAAGTAAACAAGTTCTATAACTGTTCCAGAAACTGCTGAAACAATTCTAGCAACTGCTTTCGTATCCTCACCGATAATTTTTTCTCCGACAATAAAATCAGATGCAGATTGATTAGGACCGCTAATAGATGTTACAGTTACAGTAGGAAGATTTGGATCGTTTTGATCATCAGATTCAAATACACCAAGAACTCTAAGAACATCTGGTTTGTTTAGAGAAATCTCTTTGTCTTGTACCCTGGTTCCATATACATTACTATACGTCAATCCATCATTAAGAGTAGTTGAACCAATTCCAGAAGCAGTATCACTAGATCTAGTAATTAAGATAGAAGAAACGTTGTTGAGGAATTTTTGTTTCTGAACAACTTTGTTCTTATTGAGAGTTGCTGCAACTCTAATATCTGTTTCTGATTCTCTTGACAGTCCACCAATAGTAACTGTTTTTGAATTACTCGATGGTACGACCATATCCTCTGTTAAAGGTTGGATTGTGCCATCTCTATAAGCAACATGATATCTCTCCTCATCAAACGGGAGATAGAATTCATTATCAGCAGCTGTTGGTAATGTAAGCGTACTAGAAGCAGATGAAACGTTAGTAAAGACTTTCTTGATTACAATTTGTGCAGTTCCAAGATCAACATTATCAATGTTAGTCGCACCTAATTGCGTATATAATGTGTTGTCATCTACATTAATTAAATCACCACTTACAACCTCTAAATCAGTGATTTGTTGTACATTGGCAGGCGGAGCACCATCAAACAGATTAGAGACGGTCTGAATGCCTGCTAAGGTCATCTCAGACGCTGTGTTGTTAATACTATGAACTCTAAGTAAAACTGGATCAGAAACAGTATTGTCAGTTGAGATAAATCTGACAAGATCGTTTGTAGTAACGATGCCAACAAACGTGCCTCTTTCAGCAGTAATCGTACTAAAACCAGCAGGAGTAGCAGCTGCATTGCTACCACCTCTACCTGTAATAGTGAAAGAAGTTCCAAACTTTCTCTTTGTTGAAAGTTTCAAATCAGCATTAAATGTCTGAATTCCTACTGATGTTCCTTGATATACTGATTTTACTTTTGAAATATCATAATTTGTGGTAATAGCGACAGTAGTGGTAAAATCTACGCCATCAACAGAAATTTTTTCTCCCTTATGGAACGTACCCTTTACCTGTCTAAGACTGAGAGTTGAAATTCCAGAAGCATTATCAACAACAAATCCAGATGCACCGCTATTTTGTCCAGACAGGAAAGCACCAGAACGTAAAGAAGTGAAAGGTTGTGTGATCTCTAATTTTGTATACGGAGAAATATCAAATAGTCTCAGTGTATACTCTGATTGAGGACCCTCAAAAACTTGGGATTCTAAATTATAATCATAAATTCTACATTCACCAATTGCTTGACCTGCTGGTAAAGTAGAACCTACGCCAACTCTTGAATCTCTGAGAGTTGCTGCAATAGTAGTTCCAAAACCAACAACAGGTGAACCATGAACATTGTTAATTGCAATTTTTGGACCGATTAAAATAGGTACAGCTTCTTGAAATATTCTTCTAGTAGATCTAGGTTTTTCAACATCAATAACTGTATCAGTTTGCTTATCAATCTCAAATCCACTTACATATGCTTTACCTGAGGAGAACACATACTCCATCAGAGAATCAGAAGGAGTATTTGCTTGATATGTTAATTCATCAGCGTTATATAATCCATCATTTCCAAGATAGTTGTTTAAAGTATTTTTAATTGAAAGTTCAAAGGGTTTGATATAATAATTACCAGACTCGTCATGAGTTCTTCTGGCAAATTCTGCTTTAACGTAATTATATTCACTATTTCTTACAAAAGTTTCAATTTCTCCATTCTGAATTCTCATCAACTCAACAAAAGTTGGATCATCATTATCGATGATTAACTTTGAAGACAATACGGCTGAGATTTTTAATCTATCTGCACCTGGTGCCGAATAGTTACTAAACCCCTGTGCATTATCATTAAGAGATGGATCTTCATCAGCATTAATAATTTCCTCAACAACAGTCAAACCAACCTTCAAGGTCGGCATAGAATCATACTGTTGAAGAAGAATTGTCTGAGGATTGACGGTTACAAAATTTCCTCTTAAAAAATATACCCCTTCTTGAATATTTGCAGCAGATCCAGTAATATTTGCTTCAACTGAAACAGCTCTGGCAAATCCTTGATTAGTAGAAATTACAGTATTTCCATAGGAAATAGTTTCTAGGAGAACTAAATTTTCTCCTTCTATGAAATTACCATTCTCAAAGTTTGATCCACTCTTAATAATTGTAAAATATAAAGTGTCTAAACTTAATTCAGAATCCGATGCGTCTAAAACAAAATCAATTCTTGCTTCAATTCCAGATTCTTCACCCCTAAATTTCTTACCAACAAGTTGTTCTACATATAAACTAATCGGAATACCAGAAAAATCCGGATCTACACATACCCCAGTGAAGACATCTTGATAAGAAAGTTGTCCAGGAATTACTTTGGAACCTTCTTTAAAAAAGTGTGTTCCAAATTTTTCAATTTGATCTTGAAGAATAGACTGTAAACCAGTTAATTCCCTAGCCTGAACCGGAGTTCCTGGTTTAAATAGAACTCTGTGAAAATTATTCGCAGCATCAAAATCATCATAATATGGGGTGATGTTTAGATTAGTTTCCTGGGGCATTTTCTTAGAATTCTAAAACGATTTTGATATCTTCTTTTTGGTTTGACGATCTCAAAACAGATGGTCTGTTATCAACGTAGATTATCTGTCCACTCTGGGGATTAACCTCAGGATTTGCAGTTCCTTTGTCAAACGTCTGGCCTAGGAAGTAGGTCCTATTATTTAGAACGGTAGAGATACCCGAGAAAGATGTGTCAATAGCAACAGTGGCATTACCACCATTAATATTAAAAGAACCACCATTTGTGAGTGAATTTTGGAATCTCAGTAGTTTATATCCATAGAGTGGATTGACACCAGCAGTGGATGATGTTGCTACCTGACTATCTTGCCAATACTTCAAAATACCGGTATTGTTGTCAAAAGAAACAACCCTACCAATTGCAGTTGATCCAACTCCAATATTTTGTGTAACTACATCGTCCTCAACAAATGAGACTTGATCCAATTGACCAGAAATAACTTTTACTGCATAAACAGCACTTGCCTTTTCTGATGATACTCTGCTAGTTGATCCATACACAAGAGGATCCTTAACAACACCAATTCTGGCAAATTCGTTTCCAGTAATAAAATCGGGGTTAGTGGCATCATTTTCAAGTCTTGAATAGATCATGACTTTACGAGCACCAAGTTCATTGTAAATATCAGCGCCATGACCACCCGCTGGTGGAATAATTACATTAGTAACTGCATCCAGACTAGATTCGGTATTGACAATACCTGCACCACCCAAGTCAAGAGTTCCGAATGAGTATCCTGATCCACCGGTAGAAACGTCAACTGTTTGAATTTTACCATCAGCGTTGACAGTTACACTTGCTTTTGCCCCTTCGCCATCACCAAAAATATCTACATTGCTGTAAGTTAATGCAGTTCCATAACCAGCACCTCTATCAGAAACTGTTACAATTTTAATTTGACCACTGGTAGAAGCGTTATCCTTAACTGCTATGTTGTCAGAATTTGAACTCCAATCATTTGGAACAGGAATAAAATTAGAAGAATCGAATCTAAGAATATCTGATGGTGTTAAAGTGTAAAGATACTTCCAAACATAGTCATCTCCACTACTACCAGCTGATCTTGGTTCTAAATCAGTAAACAGTGGTTGATCGAGAGATGGTTTTCCAGATGGGTTTTCAGGAGAAATACCATTATACAAACAAATATAAACTCTGTAATCTTTATTGATCACATAATATTTTGAATTATAGAGCGTCGTTGATTTTGAAACTGGGGCAAGATTATTTCTACTATAATCATTCCTATACATATCATACTTTTCACCAGATGCCCATGAATATTTTTCTACAACTCTTTTCACATCAGAAGAATTAATCTTCTTCATAGCTAGCATCGTATCCCAATAACGATTTTCTTCGTCAATAGAATCTACCGGTGATGGAGGGCTGGTGTTCCAATTTGCGTCAAGATTGACAGCATTTGGTAACCCAACCCATGTATAGTATGAACTACCAGTTGATGATATCCCCGAAACGAAATTACTCGCACTAAGGACACGAAACTGTTCAGTTATAATCGCAGCCATTTTAACTTTTTTCTAGTTATTTATGTTAGATAACCAACTGATTTCAAGGGCAAACTCCTCAGAACCAATGGT